CGGATCTCGCCCCAGATGTCGCCCTCTGCGCCGTCGCCCTCGTGTGGCTTGATGCTCACCCGGTGGGGGAGATGCTTCGCGCGCAGACGGACCACGTCGGCCTCCTAGGTGTGTGCGACAGCGGAGCCGATGAGGCCAGAGCCGGTGAGGATGTCGAGCGCTCGGGATCCGATGCGGCGCTCCAGCTTCTCGGCGGCGGACAGCCCGTCCGATGAGGACGAGGTCGTGCCGAGCGACACGGACCCGATGCGGATCGCGCCGACGGCCGACTCGGCGCCGGTCGGGTCGTCGGTGATGCCCCAGTACTCGGCGATCGCGCAGGTCGCCTCGGTGAACGCGTCGGCGATGTCGGCGTTCGTGGCGAACCCGTCATCGTCGGTGTCGTAGACGGAGCGGCGGGTGAGCTTCTCGACCTCGACGGACGCCGCGCGGAGGCGCTTCTCGAGCGTTCCGGCGTCGCCTTCCCACGGCTCCTCGGCGACGGCGGCGAAGTCTGCGGCGGTCGCGTAGACGCGCATCACCATGTCACTCCTCGGTGGCCGGGAGGGCGACGGCGTCGGGGAGGGGCTGGCCTTCGATCGTCCAGCTGCCGTCGTCGTCCTGCGTCGCACCGGGGATCGGCGCGGAGGTGCGCGACAGGATCTCGACGAGCTCGGCCTTGAGCGCCTTCGCGGGGAGCTCGATGCCCTCCTGCTCGGCGATCTCCCGCAGCTCCGGCACGGTGAGCGAGGTCAGGTCGATGATCTCCTCGCCGAGCGCTGCCTGGAAGGGTGCCTCCACCTCCGGGTCAGCCGTGATCGTGTAGCCGTGCTGGCGGAGGGCGAGTTCGCGCTCCGGGTGCAGGCTGTCGACGATCGCGACGCCGTCGACGAACTCGAGACCGAGGTCACGCTGGCGTCCGAGCTGGGGGCGGGGGTGGTTGATACGCATGGGATCCTCCTTGGTCGGTGGTCGACACGGCAGGACTCGAACCTGCGCGCCGTGGCTCTATCCGCTGAGCTACGTGTCGGTGGTGCTCCCGGTGCGGCGGGCGAATACACGCCGCACCGGGAGTTGTGAGGTCACTTGACCGGCAGGTCTGCCTGGTCCTTGACGGTCTGGTCCTCGGGGTCGGTGCTGTCGGTGACGCGCACCTCTCCTTCGGGGGTGGTGACTCCCTTGTAGGGGGTGCCGCCGGGCTGGATCGCAGCCCAGATCTCGTCCTTCTTCTTGACGGACGCCTCGATCTGGATCCCGCGGTCCCTCGCGTACGCGAGGAGCTGCGGGATCGTCCACTTGTCGGACGGGTCGCCGAGCGGGTAGTCCCGATCTGCGTCCTCGTCGACGTGGCCGCCGACCTCGTAGCCGTGACGCTCGAAGTAGGAGATCGCGCTCTCGTCGTCGGTGTGACCGACGCCGTCCGAGAATGCGACACCGACGACGATGCCGTTGAAGCCCTCGACGGGCGTCTTGATGGTCTTCTTCGCCATGATCCAGGTCTCCTTACTGGACGCGGATGTTGCGGAGAACCGCAGCAGCCTTGGTCGACTTGAGGGCGACGGCGACGGGGCCGAGTTCGACCTCGCCCTTCTTCACGGCACCGGAGGTGCTGAAGTCGGGGAGCCAGGTCTGGACGATCTGACCGCCTGCGGTCGAGACGCCGTGGAACCCGTCCATGCCGATGCGAACCGCGTAGAGGTCCGTCAGGCCGCCGGTGGAGACGGTCGCGACGGTACGGGTCTCGATCGGGATGATCGGGTCGTTGGTGCCGGCCTTCGCGCCCGGGTCCATGAAGACGATGTCGCCGTACTGCTCGCGAACGATCGGGCGGCCGTTGGGGCCGGCGAGGTTCTCAAGCGGGGAACGGACGTACATGTCTGCACGGCGGGCCGCGGCGCGGATCTTGGCGAGGGCCTTCGCGTTGCCGAAGATCACCGTCGGCGCACCGTCGAGGGACGACAGGAACTCGTCGATGACGTCGAGCGCGGCGTGCTGCGCGTCGGCCGTGGCGAAGCTGCGCCAGTCGGTGACGACAGCCGGGTTGATCTCGGTGGTCGAGCCGGTGAGGGCCTTGTCGAGACCGTCGAAGCCGTTGGCCTCGACCGCGGTGTCACCGTTGATCACGGCGTCCTGGAACTTCGTGACCGTGCTCTTCACGGTCTGCTGGAGGTTCAGGGCGACGGAACCGCTGGCGGCGGGGCCGATCTTCGCGAGCACACGGTCGACCTCGAACGATCCACCGAGCGGAGCCAGCGTGACGCTGACCTTCGTGGTGGTGACGTGCTCGGGCGTGTACTCGGTGTTGTAGGCGCGGAACGCTGCGGAGCGCTGCGTGGCCAGACGGCGGTAGCCGTAGTCCAGCGTGGCGCCGCCGCCGACGGGGTTGACCGCGTCGTCGAAGATCAGTTCGTCGAGGATCGCGGACTCCTTGCGGAACTCGTCGATCACCGCGACGTCGAGGTCTTCGACAGCGTTGCTCTTGGCCTCATTGAGGGTGACGGGCATGATTCATCTCCCTTCCGGGGAGCTAGCCACCGAGGCGCGCCTTCACGGCGCCCTCAATGGTCGGGGTGGTGGTGGTGCCGGATCCGCCCTGATGCCCGCCACCGCTTGTGCCGGGGAGAGTGGGTCCTGCTTTGAACGCCGAGTTCCTCTCGAGCGCGTCGGTGATCGCCTTGTCGACGGCCGCGGCATCCGCGAGGTCGACAGCGGCGAAAGCTGTGGTGAACTCCTTCGAGTCCAGGAGGGCGGCGGCCTTCGCGCCGAGCTCGCCAGCACGGAGGATGACCGTGTTGTCGCGGCGGAGCTGGTCGCGCTCAGCGGCAGCCGTGTCACGCTCCGACTGCGCGGTCGCGAAGTCGGCGGCGGCCTTCTCAGCGGCGAGGCGGTGCCCCTTCGACTCCTCGCGGAGTTCGTGAACGTACTCGTCGGGGTTGCCGCGGTACTGGACGGGCGTGGGTGCTGCCGGGGCAGCTGCGGGAGCCGGTGCGGGAGCCGGTGCGGCCGGTGCGGCCGGTGCGGGAGCGGCAGGCGCTGCAGGAGCCGCCGGGGCGGGTGCAGCGGGAGCCGGGGCCGCGGGCGCTGCGGGAGCAGCAGGTGCGCCGCCGCCCTCACCGTCGGCGAAGCGGATGCCGCGGAGCTGGAACAGCGTCGGGCCGATCTGCGCCATGCCGTCGCGGTTGATCGCGACCGGGTGGCGGTACTTCGTGGGTGTTGCCATGGTGAGCCTCCTGCTCATTGGTGACCTCGACGCCCTGCGCGTGAGGAAAGGGGGCCGTGCCGTCGCAGTGCAGGGCCGACGACGGCACGGAGCTTGAGAGAGGGCGGATCCGGCGAAGCTTGATCTCGTTTAATGCCCGGGGTAGCTAGCCCTTGGACACCCTCAGGTGGTGGTGTGATCCCGGCGGGGGCAGGTCTACCTAGCGCCGAAAGGTGGACGCAATGATGAGCAGCCTTCGCGGCCGTAGCCACCGCGTTGACCCCTGCCGGGATGGTCTGTCAATCGGTCTCGTCCGGGAGCGGCGAGGCGAGGCAGATCATGTCGACCGGGTCACCGGCGACGTGGATCTCATCGCCCTCGTCCGGGTAGTCGTGCCCGCACAGTTCCGCGTCGAGATACTGCTTCTGCTTGAACAGCGGGCGGGAAGTGAGCTCCGGCCCATCCTCGAAGCCGCTGTGGCGGTTGCCCTGGCCGTACGCCTGACGCTTGGCGCGTCGGAGCGTCTTGATCAGCAGGTCGAGTTCCTGCGGGTTCAGCTCGACGTGCTCGGCGTCACCAGTGCTGCTCCACCCCTCGGGGTAGACACTGACCTGCACCCATCCGATCCCATTCCAGCTGACGACGAGCTGATCCTTCGGCACCTTCTCGGTGTTCAGGATCTCGCCCGGCTGGGGCGGGGTGTGGTTGCCGTCGGGCGACGGGTCGGGGATTGTGACGTCGTCATTTATGTTCCGACGCGGGTGGTTGATCTTTTCGTGAGGCATAGCGCCTCCCTCCGTGATGAGCGCTGCATGCGCTCTCTCCCGCCTAGCGCGGGGAGTCTGGGTGGTAAATATCGGGGGTGCGTCGCCCCTCGGTTACCAAGCACGCCGCCTGCTCCCGGAATCACGGGGATCGCCGCTGGTAAATATGAGAGCCCCTGGGGGCGGCGGTTACCGTCCGTCGGCGAAGCCGAGCTGCTCACGGTACGACTGGCGCTTCCGGCCGGTGTCGCGGATGAAGTCGCGCATCTCGGCCTGAGCGTCACGCACGTCCTGTGCGGCCTTCCGGCGGTCGGTGTCCGTCATCGCGGATGCCTCACGGCGCTTCGCTGACCGGATCTCCCGCTCGAGCGCCCGCTGCTGCGCGCGTTCCTTCTCGGCGATCTCGTCATAGGTGGTGTCGCCCTGCGGGACGGTGAGGCCGGGGGAGTAGGCGACGAGGCGGCACCGGCAGTTCGGGTGACCCCAGCCCGCAGCGCGGGCCTCAGCGACGGTCCCGGCGACGTCGACCGTGACAGCCTGATCGCGGGTCGCGTGCGGGAGCTCACGGACACCGGCGGGGGATCCGTCGGTGGAGAGGATCTTCCCAGCCCATGCCGCGCACTTCCTGCACGAATCGAGACCGCGGACGACGGTGACGAGGTTGATGCCCGCCTGACCCATGCGCCAGATCCCGGCGTCGTTGAACGCCCGGTTCACGGTGGTGCGGCCAGCCATTTCGGCGTACGCGCCGATCGTCCACCGGCGGTTCGACTTGTCGACGAATCCGGTGATGCCCTCGGAAAGGAATCGCTGCACGGCGGATGCCTGCTGGACCCGCGATGTCGTCACTCCGAGGAGCGTGTTCGGCGAGTACAGGGCGACGATGCGCTGGTACGCGTCTTGCGGGTAGCGGGTGAGGCGCTGATTCAGCACCTCGAGGCGAGACTCCAGCGACAGGGCCACCATCGCGACAGCCTGTGAGGACGTGCCGACGATCGGTGCGACCGCGTTCAGGCCAGCGAACCGGAGCACGGCGGCGGCTGCCGCTTCCCCTTCGGTCGCGGCGATCTGCACGAGCCGCTCGGCGAGGCCCTCAGCGCGCAGGTCTGAGACGATCTGCATTGCCCTCGCCTGCAGCTCACGAGTGGCCGCGGCGCGGTGCGCGTTGAGTTCCGCGTTGATGCGGTTCCAGTGGCGGCGTTCGGCGGCCGTCATTCCCATGCCGCCCGGGGCGGTGGGGAGCAGTGATGCGAGCTGGAAGTCACGGATCGCCTGCTTCGCGACCTCACGGATCAGCGTGTCCTCGGCGTCCCTGTACCGCTGGGCGAGGTAGCGGGAGAGATCTTCGATCAGCTCCTCGACGGACTCGCGCTCAGGGTTCGGGACGAACAGGGCCACGATGACCCCCGATCAGTCGTCCGGGCTTGCAGGCTCCACGATCGGCCGCACATTCGAGTAGTCGGGGTGCCGATCGTCCCAGCGCCATTTCGCCATCAGCCAGGCGTCATGGATGAGGTCGGCGGCGAGGTGCATGAGCCCACCGATCGCGACGACCAGCGCCCACGCGACGACGATGCCGGGGATCAGCAGAAGCGTCCACCATCCCCATCCGTAGTATGACCAGATCACTGCGCCGATGATCGCGAACACCGCGACGCAGAAGGCCGTGCCGATGACGCTTGCAGCGACCCTGCCGATGCGTTCGGCGGTCTGGAACGGGTTCCGCGTGCGCACGTCAGACCTCCTCGTAGGCGGTGGTGACGCGGTCGCGGAGAGCGCCGATCGCGTCACCCGTGGCCGCGTGCGTCGTCTCGATCTGGATGATCCAGTCGATCAGCTCGGGCTTCGTCAGCCGGGACAGCTCCCGGCGCCGTTCAAGCTGCGTCGCCAACAGGGTCACCGTCCTCGTCGTCAGGGTCATCGCCGGTGAACGCTGCGGGGTTGAGGACCGCGCGCTCGGCTCGGATCGCCTTCACCTCGTCGAGGATCTGCTGGTCTTCCCAGTCGGGGTTCGCGCGGCGGACCTTCTGCTCGAGCGAGATCGCCGACGCGGTGTCGAGGAGGGTGAGGGTGCGGGCCAGCTTCTCCGGGTCTTCCTGGGACACGTCAGGGAAGATCACGGACGGCTGCTCGAACCGGCCGCCACCCTTCCCGGGGAACACGAGGCCGTCGATCTCCAGCGCCACCGAGGCAGCGCGACCGATCGCGACGCGCTCCTGCAGGATCTTCTTGTCGCGGGTGCGCTCAGACGCCTTATCGCGGTCGGTGACTTCCTTCGCGGTCATCTGCGACGACGAGTCGTAGTCGCCCCACGCAGACTGGGAGAAACCGGCCTTGCGGAGGATCTCACGGTAGATGCCGAACGCCGTCTTCTCGTGTTCCTCGACACGGATGTCGAACTGCACCTTGTCGAACGCGACCTTGCCGCGCTCACCGGGCATGTTCAGGCCCGCGAAGATCTCCCTGCCGCTGTCGAACGACGCGCCCTGGCCGACGATGCCGTAGTCGAGCGCGGCATCGGGGACGAGGATCTTGCCGGCGCCGAGACGCAGGTCACGCATCCACGAGGAGAACGTCTCGTCGAGCCAGTCGAACAGCGAGTGCAGCTGCGCGAAGTCAGAGCGGCCCGTTGAAGCGAGGACGCCCTTCTTCCGCCATGCCGCGGTCGGCATGTTCTTGTTGTACACAGCGGTCAGACGGTCGATGTTGGTGAGGATCCGTGAATCCTGGTTGACGATCGCGGCATACGTTGCCGTCTCCGGGATCTCGGCCAGTGGGACACGGCGGCCGAGGTTGTCGGCGGAGCCCTGGAACAGTGCGTGCTCGATCATGCCGACGGCGTGGTGCTCGAGGTGCCGGTAGTAGACCGAGCCCTTCACGTACTCGGACCACATCGTGCACTCGACCAGACGACCCATGCGGAACGTCGGAATGATGACGTCGGCCGCTGACGGCTCCAGCCACACGTGATCGGCGACTTGCGTGTCCCAGCGGGCCACGAGCGCGACAGCACCGAGGGCGGACTTGAGTTCGCCCATCTGGTTGAACGTCGCGTGTGCCTCGTCACCGTTCGCGATCAGGTCAAGACGCGTCTGCGCCTTCCCGTCGCGGCGAAGCTTCGTCTCGCCAGGGGACTCGAGACGCACCTCGGGCGGTTCGGCGAACACGAGATCCGACGCGAGCGTGGCAAGGTCTGCGGGGGCGGGGACGTGCAGGCGTGCACGGTTCTCGCCAGTCGGGACCGGGCGACCCCAGAACATGCGGGACGCGGCACCGACGAGGCCGCCCTGCATCTGCTGGCGGTTGCGGACGTGCGTGGAGCGGGTCGTGCTCTCACGGCCGTACATCTTCGCGAGTGCCGTGGTGTCGCCGGTGTACCAGGCGTCGTTCTCAGCGAACGACCGGTACGCGTAGTCCCACGGGGCGGGCAGCCACGCGGTGTTCTGGTCGGGGATCGGCATGTGTTCCCCTTCGGGTCAGGCGGCGAGCTGTGGCCGCCAGTAGTTCTCGGTCGAGTGGGTGATGTACCGGCCGCCGTCGAGGGAGTGGTCGTCTTCCTTCACGACGACGTCCTCGCCGGCGTCGGTCGCTTTCGCGTCCCACCGGTACTCGGTGACCTCGTCGTTCCAGCCCTCGCACCGGTCGGTGACGATCATCTGGTCGTTGTCGAGCAGGTTCGCGATCGTCTTGATGCCCGGGAGGACATCGTTCACGGCAGGCCAGGGGGAGAGGCCCGTGCCTCGGAGGTCCTGCTGCATCTGCATGTGCATCGACGCGGCGGCCGGGTCCAGCATCAGGAACCGTGGGGCGATGGTCAGTGGGTACGGGGTGTGGTCCTTGGGGAGCCAGTCGCGGAACCGCTGCGACAGGGCTGCGTCGGTGAGTCTGACGTCGTCGTGGTCCTTCGGGTTGTACCGCCACTCGTCCATCAGTACGAGCCGGGAGTGGGGGACGGTGCGCCCGTACCTGTCGACCTTCTGCTCGTCGGTGACGCCGAGCATGAGCGCCGCGGTCGTGTTCGTCGTGCCGTAGTCCATCCCGATCCCCATGACGTCGCGCAGGCGCGGCATCTGGTCGAACGGGATGACGTGACGGGCCGGATCCCACATCGGGTAGACGGCGCCCTCGGCGTTCGTCCACTCGCCCTTGATCATGCGGTCGTAGAACACACCGGAGAAGGACCGTTCCATATCGGCGATGTAGTCGGCCGGCAGGTTCGGGTTGTCCTTCATCGTGAAGTGGAACGAGACGAGGTTCTTCGCCGCACCCGGGACGATCCAGTTCTTCCGGATCCAGTGGTTGCGGGAGGCCGGGTTCATCGTCGCGAGGAGACGGGCGCCCTCGACGCGGAGTCGGGAGACGAGCATGTTCCAGAACGCCTCGGGCAGCAGCGCCGCCTCGTCGACGTAGGCGAGCGCCACCGTCGAGCCCTGGATGCGGCCCACGGCCTCGGCGTTGTGTGCACCGATGACCATGACCTCGCGGCCGAGGATCCGCGCCGATGATGCGCCGGGGGTGTAGTGGATCTGCGACGAGATGACCGTGCCGAAGATCGCCGTGTTCTGGAACAGCACGAACACGTTCTGGTAGACGGTCGTCATCGTGCGCCCGACGATCACAATGATCCCCGTACGCGGCGCCATGCGAATAGCGAGCAGGAACGCCCACAGGCTGATCACGGTCTTCCCGGACGAGACGGCACCGAACCACAACGCGAGCTTGAACCGCATCGCATCGACGAGGGACAGGATCTGCGCGCGAGACGCGGACCGCTCGATCTCGTCAAGCCTCATTCGGCGTCTCGCTCCGGTATATGTCCGCTGCTGCCCGGAATCCCTCGGCGAGAGTGTCGAGAACACCGACAGCCTGCTCGAGGCCCGTGTCCGACTTCTCCACGATTCGCGTCAGCTTGTCGAACGTGATCCCAGCCGTCGTGATGATGTTCCGACGCACCTCCACGGGCGCCGACTCGAGCAGATGCTCGTTGTAGTCGTTCTCCTTGCCGCCGAAGTTGTACACCAGGTACTCGTCATCGATCCGGTCGAGCATGTCCTCCGACGCCGCAAGCATCTTCTCCGCCAGACGGATACGCCCCGCGGCAAGATCGACTTGACGAGCCTCGGTCGCCTGTTTGGTCTCTGACCGGTCAAAGGTCAGACCGGCGTCGCGGCAGATGTTGGTGACGGATCCGGCGCTGATGCCGATGCGGCGGGCGATTTCGTTGCGTGCGTGTCCGGCGGCGTGGAGTGCGAGGACTTCGGCCTTCTGGTCTTCGGAGATCGCCATGGTCGTTCACCTCGACTCGGGCCTCTTGCCCTGTGCGGGATGCGCTGTGTCGGCGCGGTCTGGGATGCTGTGGGGATGCTGACGTTCAGGGAGTGCACGGTCTGCCGGGAGTCGCACGCGCTGCGGGCGGATGGGCGCATGTCGATCCACGAGACAGCTGACGGCGTGCGGTGTGAGGAGCCGGTTCAGAGTGCGCCGCGTCGGTCTGTCGAGCGCAGGCGGAATGAGGGCCAGCGTCATGACGTGGACGAGGAGCGACAGGCGGCGTTCGACTACGGGGCGGACCGGAAGAAGCGGCGGCTCCCGAAGCCTGATCGCTTCGACAGGACCATCTACGCGACGGGGCGTCCGACGATCGTGCGGGGCGGGCTGCCTGGGACTCAGCGCTGACGAGCGAAGCCCCGGTGTCCTCTGCTGAGGGCCGGGGCTTCGGTCTGGGCGGACTGGTCCACCATCTACGTGAAACGCTACCACGAGTGAAGAATTTGAAGGATTATTTCCGGTGTGATTCTCTCGGCCTTCCTGCTCGGAGTTCCTGACCAAGTCGTGCGACGGTACCGGCGAGGACGAGAACACGGTTCCGGTTGTCGCGGATGACGGCGAGCCGGTTCTGGTCGATCCATCCGTAGATGGTGCGCTCCGTGCGGCCCGCGAGCTCGGCGGCTTCCTTCACCGTCACCCACTCCTTTCGCTCAGCCACCGTCTGCTCCTTCCTGCTTCACCGGCACCCACGGCGAGATGCGCGTGATCTTCGTGCGGGTCTCGATCTTCTCGACACCGATTGGCCCCATCGTGCGACGTTCGTGGTCCTCGACAGCGAGTGCGATGGACTCCGGAGTGTTCCAAGCTGCGAGCGTTCCTGAGTTGACGCCGTAGCGGTAATGGATGCGTGCCTCTTCGACGCGTTCCGTCTCCCAGTCCGGTTCCTCGGCTACGACGCACGCCTGTCGCGCCTCAGTCTCGGCCTGGATCATCAGCGTCATCTGCTGCACGACCGTGAGCGCAGACTGATACCCGAGCGGTGTGACCATCGCCATGTACCGGACCAGGCGCTCATCCTTCGCCGGGTCACTCTCCACAGACGCTCGAACCTCGGCATCGTGAGCAGCCAGAGCACGGTCAAACTCGGCTCGCAGGTCGTCGTCGGAGGTGCCGTGGCCGCGCTCCTCGTACTCAGCGGTCAACCAAGCCTCCCGCAGCTCGTCCATGCTCGGCGTGTAGCTCATCGGCTCTCCGCCTCTCCCTGCTCAGCCGTTTCCCACTGGTCCATGATCGAGCGGAACAACACGCGCTCTTCGCCTCGCTCGGGATGCGTGGCCGTCCACCACAGCGCGTCACCGTCATGGAAATGGATCTCGGTGTCGGGGTGGACGGCACGCTCGTCTTGCTCCCAGAGGATGACCGTCTCGCCGCCGCTGACTGACCACTCGTAGTCGATGAAGCAGTCAGGATCGCAAAACGGGCACGGCACGTCTTTCTCTCGTAGGTCGTCATCCGCGTCGCACAGTCCGTGACCCTTGTATCCGTCGGCCCACGTGATCACCGAAGCGCAGACGGTGTCGGGGTAGCTCGCGCCGAACGCGGACCACTGAAGGTTGCCGGGGCAGGCCTCGCGGCCCGGAAGTGTCTCGGTGCTCATCGGTTCTCTCCCTGCTCGGTGACGGCGGCGGCAGCACGGCGGCGAGCGGCCTCCGCGCGCCCTGCGACCACGCCAGCGCCCCACGGCCCCGGCTGCTCGTCGATGAAGTTGACGCCCTCACTGAAACCCTGAGCGAGCAGAGCCTCACGAGACGGCTCGGCGGTGACGGCGGATGCAGCGCGCAGAGCGGCGGCCGTATCGCGTAGCAGCTTCACGACGGTCGCGCGGACGTTGCTGCCGCCGACCTCGTAGTGGCCCTCGAGGCTCGCCGCTGCGTGGTCGAGGTAGTCGGCGTCCGCCTCATGCTCAGGGATGCCGACCGGACCATACGGGACATGCGGGCGCGGGATCGTCAGCGCGTCGGACGGTTCGCCCTGCGGAGGTTCGATGCGCACGGCTGCGAGCGTCTGAGCCGGGACCGGCGCGTTGGAAAATGTGGTCTCCGGACCGTAGTACGGTGCCGCCCCGACGCAACCGTTCTCGTCGCTCTCCGCGAGATGGTCGGTGCACGTGCAGCAGCATTGGCACGGCTCGGTGTGGTCTGCGGGAAGCCTGCACGCATGCGTTCCCCACGCGACCAAGCACGGCGAGTCCGGCACCACAGATCGACGGAAGCCAGCGGCGAGGACCGCGTCCGCCACGAACCCCGATTCTTCATCCGCCTCGCCTGTTTCATCCCGAACGATCCGCGCCAGCACCTCCCGCTCGTCGTCGGTCGGGGTGTGCGCTTCGCCGCGTGCGAAGCTGACGAGGCGCTCGGCCGCCGCTTCGAGGTCGAAGACCTCCGTCTCCGCTCCCGCGAGGTTCCGCTGCCGGATCTCGGCGTCGATCGCTGCGAGGTCGGCTCGGTACTCGGCCAAGTCCTCTACAACGCCCTTGCGGTACTCGATGAGCTCGCGGTCGTTGGCGAGCTTCCAGCTGTCGTCGGTCATGCTGCTGTCCTTTCGGGTGTGGGGTGGATGGTGAGCGTGTCCTGGATGGTCCAGTCGGCGCGGTAGCCGGGGTTGATGGTGGCCTGGTCGGCGTCCCAGAGCGCTTGCGCGCCTGCGGGGCGGGACCGGGAGCCGAGAGCATGGCAGGCGCACGGGCAGGTGAGGGAGTCGCAGTCGGAGTG